TTCTGGTCGTAAAAGGAACATCTCAATGCCTCTTGATGCAAGTAGGTTAGTGTCCGTGTTTTACAAGAAGCAAGACTATGAACCTTTCGCTGTCCCCATGGGGTTTCCTGTGTTGGGAGATTTAAGTTTTAAGTCGGAACTCAAAAAAATGGACATGGCTATGGGGAGATGTATGCAACAAGCCATACTTTTAGTCACCATGGGCACTGACCCAGAGAAAGGTGGAATCAACCAAAAGAATCTTGTGGCGATGCAAAAACTTTTCGAAAACGAGTCCGTTGGAAGGGTCCTAATTGCGGACTACACAACCAAAGCTCAGTTCGTGGTTCCGGGCGTAGCGGAGTTAATGTCCCCAACTAAATACGAAATCTTTGATAGAGATATAAATATGGGACTGAACAACATATTAGTGGGGGGAGAAAAGTTCGCTAACCAAAGCGCGAAAGTAGAGGTCTTCATCGCTAGGCTCGAATCAGCGAGGCAAACTTTCCTGCACAGCTTCCTTATCCCCGAGATGAAAAGGGTGAGCAAAGAACTTGGGTTCCGCTCTACGCCAGAGCCCTTATTAGCTGAGATATCCTTAACTGACGATAACGTCAAAGACAGAATTTTCACTAGGCTATACGAACTTGGAGTGCTTACCCCGGAAGAGGTTCTAGAAGCTATAGATAGTAAACGTTTGCCCGAATCTAAGAACTCTAAGGAATCTCAAAAAGAATTTCTTAAAGAGAAGCAGGATGGTCTTTACGAGCCTATCATGAACAAGAATCCCGCAGGAGGCGATGCTCCTCCCCAAGATGGAGGAAGACCTTCTGGTTCTAAGGCTCCTCAAGAAACTAAAAATGTTTCTCCAATCGGGCAAGGAGATCAGTCGAAATTTACGCAAGGCAAAAAAACTCCTCAGTACAGTTTGGCGAGCTTGAAAGATAATATGATTTTATCTCAGAAATTAAACTCAAAAGTCTCCGCTAAACTGAAAGAGATGCATAAGGTGAAAAGGATTACTCCTAAGCAGAAACAAGTTAGTGAAGCTATTTGTGATTTAATTATAATTAATGAATCTCCTTCTGACTGGTTGGCCTCGGTAGATAAATATTGCGAAAAACCATTTGACCATAACCTTGACAGAGTTAAGGAAGTCCAAGATATTGCCTACGATAACAATTTAGATACTTACCTAGCGAGTCTTCTGCTGGGAAGTTTAGAAAAACAAAAATTAAAATGAACGAAAAAAACGATCAAGATCAAAATATCCAATCCATGTACGAAGAACCGTCTTTTGACATCTCAATGGACGACCTACTCATACCTGAGGTGGGAGACCAAACTTCCAACGCTGTAATAATCGATGATGAAATCGAAGGCGGTTTTAAGTTTAATTTTTTAGGAGTTGGCCAAGGAGGGTCGCGTCTGGCTGAGACTTTTTATAAAATGGGGTATCGTCGCTGCGCTGCAATTAACACCGCTGAGCAAGATTTAAACACTATTGATATGCCTAACAAGCTCTTAATTGCGGAGGGCGGAGCCGGGAAGAATCCAGATAAGGCGCGGGAAAAGTTCAGAGAAAGGGAAGATGATGTTTTGGATTTTATTCGTCGTTCATTTGGCGATGTTTATGACAAAACTTTCATTTGCGCTGGAGCAGGAGGAGGGACAGGCTCTGGGCTAGCTGTTCCGCTAGTCCAGACCGTGAAGGAGGTCTACAAGACTCTTAAGGTTAAAGAAGGCAAGGTGGGCATGATCTTAACTCTGCCGAAGGACTCTGAGGGGTCAGGAGTAATGAGGGTAGCCGGAAATGTTCTAGAAGAGGTATGGGGAGAGGTGACGGACGGCAGAGTCTCCCCTCTGATTATCGTCGACAACGAAAGGGTCGGCGAGCTTTACCCTAATTTATCTATTTCTAAATTTTGGGAGACCGCCAATAAAAGTATGGCGAGCCTATTTCATTTGTTTAATTTAACGTGTGCTAAAGATAGCACTTATTCGACCTTTGACTCGAACGACTACAAGCAAGTTCTTGATTCTGGAATTTTAGTTTACGGTGCTTCGCCAGTTAAGGACTGGGAGGACCCAATTGCCGTTTCGAGAGCAATTCGTGAAAACCTTAAAGGTAACCTACTCACGGGAGGGGTAGATATTGGGACTGCTACTTGTGCAGGGGCGATTGTGATAGGTGGAAGCGATCAGTTAGATAATATTCGTCAATCTGCTTTGGACGACGCTTTTTCGCAGTTGTCTAGAATGTTGAGGCCTAACAGCTTGGTTCATAGGGGAATCTATAGTGGAGATAAGGAGTCTTTAACTATATTTACTGCTATTGGGGGAGTCCAGCTTCCCGGAGCTAGGAAAGATCGACTTAAAAATGGAGGATGAAGAAATATACAGAAAGCTCTTAGAAGCGAGACGTAATTAATAATCTCTTGCTTTTGATTTAATCCACATATATAGTAAAAAATATGCCAACTAATAATAATAAAAACGAAACTAAACCCGGATACAAAAGTACCGAGTTTTGGATTACACTCTGTGTCACTTTAGCTTCCTTAGCGTGGGGAGCAGGATTTGTGGACCCAGAAGGTGTTTCAAATGCCGACAAGGTCTTTGGATTTGTCTGCTCTGCTGCTGCTGCTTTGGGGTATACCATCTCCAGAGGTTTAGCCAAGACGAAGGCCTAATAGCTATATGACTTGGTTAACGGCATTATTTAAAGCTCTCCTAGAGTGGCTTTCGTCCGAAGCGAAGAAAGACACTAAGGCTAGTGATGCCGACGTAACGCCAAAAGTCCTCAAGGATAAGTGGCGTAAGCGGATTGAAAAACAAGAGCAAAGGATGAAACAGCAAAATGAAAATCCCTCTATCGGCCCCGTTGGACCAAATTCTGAAATTGGTCCCAAGGGCAATATTAATTAGTGGTCTAGTTCTCTTATTGGGATGCGGTTCCACAAGAGTAGTTTTTGTCGATACAAAAGCTAATTTAGTGAGATTAGGTCCCGATGTAGAAGGAAGAGTTTACGTCCAAAAAAATGGCGAATGGGTTCTTTCTAAGAATAAAATGAAACTGCCCGAAGGGTGGTACGCTGGCGGAATTCCCACGGGCGATTAATTAGACTTCTGTTTTTTTATAACAGCTTCAGCTTTTAGTGTAGTTACTAATTGTTGAAGCTTTTTTTTACATTTTTTTTAATGTTTTTCTTTGCTGGATGTGGAATTCTCCAATCTATTTCCACTAGTACTCTTCATTGCGATAAGAGGGTAAAGTCTCTCGACCCATTTCATATTCATAGCTGCGGACCAGTAGCTCTAGAGAAAGCCATGCGTTACTCCGAGCATAACTCCTTAGCTTCGAGAGCTAATTATAGCTACTACCTACAGAGTAAAGACTTCTTCCTTAGGGATTGTCTATCGGTTTTCGATGAAAGAGCAAGGAGCATCACTTTTCCCGGTGAGATTAGGATGATCCTCGATAAAGAAGATATAAGTTTTAGGACTTTAAAAAAACTAGGAGAAATCCAAAGCGACGATGTAGCCTTAGTTTTAGTTAAGGAGAATTGGTCTTTAACTTATCACTGGATGTGTTACCCCGTAGATAAGAATATATCGACTTACTTCGGGGAAGGCGACACGACGATACTCGAAATTTATGCTTTCAAATTCAGACGTTGATCTAATTTAGGTGTAAGCATATATACTAATGTCCAATCCTATAGACATAAATGAAAGTTCTCAGGTTAAATTAGACGTAAAATCTCTAGTTGGCATAATATTAGCTATATTGTCTATTGCTGGTGTATGGTTCTCCTTAACTGCTCAACTCTCACAATTACAATTAGATGTGGTCCGTATGCAAGACGCTGTTGGAATGAATAGCGAGTTTAGAATCAAGTGGCCAAGGGGTGAACTGGGAGCTTTGCCAGATGACGCCAAACAGGATTTACGTATAGAATACCTCCAAAAAGACTTAGAGGAGCTAAAGCTCGAGCTTAAGAAGATTAAACAGCTTCAAGAGTAGTTGGTTCGTCATCTTATCCACTTCCCGTAGTAAATTTTTCTCCAGTGTAGCCTCATCTCTACCTCCACTTTACCTTGCCAAGCTTTACTAAGATTGGGTGAGTTAAGGTCGTTAAGTCGCAATTTGCGCCAAGCATTTTCTCTTATACTGGCCCTTACCGCCCTGTAGTGATGAGAGAGAACACTTCCGGAATCTTTTTCGTAATGCTTTACTGTAGCGTCTATCATCTTGTACATACTATTTAGTGTGTCTGCGTCAAAATGAATAAATTGTATTCGCGAGGGCACGCACGAAGGGATGCCATTTGGGTTCCAGTGTTGTTCTAAGGGCGGGCGAGGGGTTGGGACTTTATAAACTCTTGTCACGTAATTAGTCTTGTATAATCCGTCGTCGGAACTCGGAATTGCGAAAGTCCTTTTGTTTTCCACGTAAGGGTAGTGATGAAAGTAGATTCTTCCTCCAACTTCTAGGGTGAGTCCATCGGTGCGTGGTCTCCATTGTCCAGCGGTCCCCATATGGATTTTGACGTTTCGCAAAACTGTTCCATCTTTGAAACGCACGATAGGTATATTATGCCCCGTCACAAGTTCTGCATATGTCTCATATGTCATCGCTAAGAGTAGGGAGGCTGCAATTAACATCGTTCTCATAGTCTTAATTTAGTTCTTTTCTTGGAATTAGTCAACCCTAATAAACCTAAGAAAATTTTGCTTTACTTTGAGGCAGATGTTGCTTAATATGGAAATCACGCGCCTTTACGCGCTTATTATAATATATTATGAAAAAATCATTATTGGTTATTGTAACTGTCATGGTGGTAGGCTGTTCGTCCACTATGCAACTTCCGTCTGTAACAATTGGCGGTGCTGCTAACAAAGATGCCGTCTTAGACGCTAAGCTCGACAAAACTGGTGTGGGTCTCACCGCCCCCTTGGTTTCGATTGACGTGCCTTTCCCGTCTGTTAAAGCGGTGAAAAGTAAGAAGTAGGTTCTTTAGGTTTTCGTCGTTCATAGTCACCCCCCACTCCGCGTGGGGGTTTTTTTATTTTTTTTCATTTAAATATTTCATTTTTGTTAAGTTTTGGTGTATTCATTACACTGATGAGAAATGAGAATTCCGGTAATTTACCA